AAGTGTGAGGATCATTTACACCTTCTTCTAAACTGCCTTGCGCCACATCTTGTTCTTCTTTAACAGAACCAATATTTTGTGTTTTAAGAACTGCTCTCTGATAGTGTAGTTCTAAGTTAGAAAAGTTAATATCTCGTTTTTCTAAAAATTCAGTTATAAACTCTTCTGCCTGATGTAATTGCGATTTAACATCACCTTTGAATCTGCCAGTTAAATTAAATTCTTTAGATTCTCCGTCAATATTAACAATTGCAATTAATTTATTTGGATCAGTTTGATTATCAGCACGAACACTACCTCCTGCTGAAATTCCAGCAGCCATTGCTCCTGCACCTTTAAGGAAACCTCTACGACTTATGTCTTCCGCTACACCTTCGGAGGGTTGTGCCTCTTTTTCTTTGGCTGCTTTTTTAGCGGCCACTTTATCTTTATATGTTTTCTCCATATCGGCGTAATACCCTAGATGCTTTGCTACTAGATCAAAAAACGGCACACCATCGACTAGTGTATCAGCATCAACACCTGCAGCCTTACTAAATGCATCTCTGTCACCTTTTGTCACAGCATCACGCAAGGCAGTTGCTGAACTTAATCGGGGAGTGGGTTTTTGTTTGATTTCTGCAAAGTTATAATATCCATGTGGGCCTTCTTTGCCGTTATAGTCTTTTATTGTTTTAGTAACCCAGTCTTCGTCAGTTAAACACAATAATGTTGCTTTAGGGTACTGCTCGTACACTTTACTAGCCATCGTTAGCCAACTTGTTTCAGCAACGATGTGACCTTCAACTTCTGGCCATACTGTCTTCATTGCTTCCACTTTAACATCATAAGGTAACGGATCTTTTGGTCCAGCAGTGCTTTTATTGGTACCTACAAACCACACTGGGCTTTTGCTGGCTAATTCCCATGCGGCTTTATGACCCATGTGTGGAGGATTAAAGCGGCCAAATATAATGGCTACTTCATTGTTAGATGCTTCGGGGTACTAGTTTGACATTGCCAAACTTTTTGTTGCCATCTGCATAACGCACACGACCCTCTCCGTGTGTGTCCCAGATATCTCCTTGCTCGCCTTCGATCTGATCTATTACATCATCTTTCATATTTTGAATCATTTTTACTAAACTAAAAATGGCTTCGACAGCATTGGGATTGGCTTGTGTTTTTTCTTGAATCTTTGCTTGTTTACCAGGACTTACTTTACTGGTAGTTAACCAATTGTTAAAGTGCTTTGCACCTAAACTGTCCAGAGCCTTGGCCTTGGCTGTTTGATTTACGTAAGTGTATAGAATATTTTTAAGGTCGCCGAGACCTGCGGTATCTTCTAAGAATGCATCAATCTGTTGTGCGTGTTGTGCTAGATATTTTTCAACTTGTTCAACACCGCCTGTGTCTATTTGTGCAGGCTTTTTATTATAGATAGGTCCTAGTACAATCAGTTTACTATTTCCGTTGAATTGACTAAAGTCGCTGATAGGTTTTTGTGAACTATCAGACATGCCCCATTCTGGGAAAAATGCGTGACCGACAACCATCACATCTGCATTACTGATACGTTTTCCAAGTTCACTATCTTTGCGTACATGATAACATGTTTGACTTTTGGGATTAGGACAGAATGTATAAACACCTTCTTTATCCAACTGGGGACGTTGTAAAAACAAACCATCGGCGTAGACAAAGCCAACAAAGTTTTTAGGTGTTGCACGATCAAAATAATTGTATAAATTTGCAAACTCATTTGCAAATTTTTCACGTGCCTTTACTTCATCGGGTGTTTTAGGATTACCACTTTTGTTTTGAATAAAGTCTTTGATTTCCTCTGGGCTAGATGTCTTAGCACCTTTGCTCCAGCCGTTGTGTCCACCTAGTATAAGTGGACCATTTTTTGTTTCTCTGCCCCAATAGATTTGAGGATTACCGTCCCACTTCATTCGAATACTTTCGCTACCTTGCTGTGTGGCAAAATCTTTGATGTGATCCAAGGCTTCCATGGTACCTGCACTGCCATAAAAGAATACAAGATCTTCGAGGTGGTTGAATGCTCGTCCTAGTTGTTTAGGAGCGTCTGCTTCTTTTATAAAAAATTCTCTTAATCTCATAGACCACTCAGTTGTTTAATTCGATTTAGTTCGCTACTTTCTTGTTTAACTGGAACTTCCTTCCAATTAGGATCTTCTTTGGCCTTGGCCAACAATGCATCTGCTTGTTCTTTTGGCAATGCTGCCAATAGACTTTCTACACTGCCTAACACAGATGCGTTCTTTTTACCTGTAAGTATTTCTGAAATCTCATCCAACTCATCTGATACTAACTCGCCTTTCTTTCCATCTGGTGTACGACTGAACAATCCTTGCCAAGCACTCCACATGTAACCTTTACTCTTGGCCAATATGGCCATGATCAACTGTTTGTTAACACCCTTGTAAGGACTATTTGCCGGAATGTTATGCGTGTGAAATTTAGCAACACGTTCTGCATTTTGTGAAACCATGATATCGACTTGGTGATACTCGCTGCCAACTGGAACTCGAACGTGTACATTGATACCACTTTGTGCAGTTTGTAAACCTTTACCAGCAATATAATCGTTCAGTGCCTTACGTGCAGACTTGGCATCCTTGGCTTTGAAATAATCAAGTACGATTTGTTCATCAACAATAACATCCATGTCGCCACTTTGCTTTCCAGGCGTTGGAGTTGCCGCACTGCCTACAGGTATTGCTCTAATGCCTGTGTTTGCTAAAGCATCATTGACTGTTTTTAAAATAGCACCTACATGCTTATGGTCAAATGGAGTGACATCTGGAAACGCATTTCCGCCTTCTAGCAAGATCATTCGTTTCTCCCGTCATAGTGGCCTTTAGCAATGTTATCTTGTTCTTTTCCAAATATACTTCTTGCTACAGCATCTCTATCTATATCAGTGAATACTGATTTGTGATCATCTGGAATGTTAAACTTTTTGCAATATAGGACTGCGGCCTTGTCTACACAAGGTCTTAGACAATTGTCTTCGCAGGCTTGGCCAGCCTCTAATTTATTTTTCATTGATGATAATTGAGGGTATAATATGCGACGATAGAATTTATCATCGTTCATCATATAGTATTCCAAATCATCTAATAGATTAGAATCTTCTAAGTTAAATTTTTCGTCTAGTTCTCTTAATAGCATTTTACCATTTCCTGCATGACCAGTATCTCGCTTTATCACGCGGTCCTGGATTGTCGCAATTATGCCGAGCACGAAAACTTTTTCTTCGTGCTGGGTTTGATTTTTTGATTCGCATATTAGGATCGCCAAAGTTTACCTTAACTATGTTGCCTTGAGCATTTCGAACGTAAACTTTGAACTTCTTTACGTCTCCTTGCATGGGCTTTCCTAGTTGTACTTTACGACCGCGATACTCGGCTTCTTCTAAAGTTTCTTCTACATCCCCGTACTGAACGTAGAACTCATTATTATGATAGGTCTCTTCCAACCAGTTTTCTGGAGAACTAAGATTTTCGAATATTTCTTTAAAAGTTTTCATAGCATAACACTCGTTAGTAGAGTATTTATGCTATATTACAGTTAGGTTAAATTTCCTCAAAAGTACGTAATTCATCCACTCTACGTATCTTATCGCCCAGAAAAATGCGGCATAAACTTAGAGTTTTTTGATCGGCTACATAAAAATATCCACCGATAAGGTAGTCGTTCCTGGGCATAATTTTAAGTTTAGGTATTTTTTCTGCCCATTGTTTGAATGTGCTGGGATCGTTTAACCCATTAACTGTTACTTTATACTTGTGAGAATATTCTGATCGTATGATTTGTTTAGGAGTACTCAATAAAAATGCTTTGACCTTGTCATTTTCAGGTCTCCACACTTCTCTCAAATGCCCTTGATATAATTCAGTGACAGTATCTATAATGCTTTCATCACTGGAATATACAGATAAAATATCACCTTCTACCCTGACAAAGTAGTCGGATTCAGAAGAAAGCAAATGTACCAATGCCAAGTCTCTACGAACTTCTTGAATAGTGACTTTTCTAGAGTGCCAGCGTGACCCAACAACCTTCGACGTTTCACCCTGGTACTCCATAGATCGCAAAAAGTGATCTATCTCGGCAAGTGTATTATCTATATTAGCGCCCCTGAACATAGAAGCCAAGGGCGTAATAACTACCGCTTTATATACATACTTGTCGTAGAATAGTTTTTTAGTTTTCTTTAACTGTTTCATGTTCTAAAACTTTAATAGTGATGTCGCCATCAGTAACATCGATGTGTACATTACCGCCGTTTTTAAGACTACCAAACAACATTTCTTTTGACATTGGACGTTTGATGTCCTTGTCAATTACACGTTGCAATGGACGAGCACCCATCTTCTTATCGAAGCCTTTGTCTACCAAGTAGTCAATGGCATCGTCACTGATAGTAATACCAATATCTTTTTCCTTGACCTGTGTCTTCAACTCAACTAAGAACTTACCAACAATTTTAATCATAGTGTTCTTGCTGAGTTTTCCAAACGTGATCGTACCATCTAAACGATTACGGAATTCAGGAGCAAAGAATTTCTTAAGTTCTTTGTCTTCATAATCGTTATCTTGACTACCAAAGCCAATGACATTCTTATCAGCATCTGCCGCACCTAGATTGGTGGTCATGATAAGCACAATATTGCGAGCATCTGCTTCTTTACCATTACTGCCAGTTACTTTACCATTGTCCATGAGTTGCAACAGGATAGTAGACACATCTGGATGGCTCTTTTCAATTTCGTCTAGCAATAGAACACAATGCGGATTTTCTTGAAGTTTAGTAATCAACAAGCCAGCGTTCTCTTCAAAGCCAACGTAACCTGGAGGGCTACCAATCAATTTACTAACACTGTGCTTTTCCTGATACTCGCTCATGTCAAAACGTATCATAGGAACGCCAAGTTGTTTAGCCAACTGTTTAGCAGTTTCGGTTTTACCTGTACCAGTCGGGCCCATGAATACAAAACTACCAATAGGTTTGTTTTCACTCTTAAGTCCAGCCTGTGCAACAAGAATCTTATCAACGATTTCGTCAATGGCTTCATCTTGTCCATAGACTTCAGATTTCATGTTCTTTTCAAGATTAACCAAGTTAGCACTTTCTTTTTCGCTGACAGTTTCTTCAGGAAGATTAACCATCTTGCTGAGTTCAAATTGAACTTCCTTGACATCTACTACACGATCTTTGACAGTTTTAAGATTAAAGCGACTGCAAGCCACGTCGATTAAATCAAGTGCCTTGTCTGGCAACTTGCGATCTGTCATGTACTTGACACTGAGTTTAACTGCGGCTTCTACTGCGGCATCATTGATAACAACATTATGATGTTTTTCGTAGTACTTCTTAACACCCATTAGGATGTCTTTGGCCATTTCTGGAGTAGGTTCATCAACAGTAACACGTTGGAATCTGCGCATCAATGCACGATCTTTTTCAAAGTACTTGCGATACTCTTCCCAGGTAGTACTTGCCACAACCTTAATGTTGCCTTTGCTCAGTGCAGGCTTCATCATGTTGGCAAGGTCATTACTGCTTTGTTGTCCTCCTGCACCTGCACCACTAATCATGTGTGCCTCGTCAATGAACAACACAGTCTTACCTTTGCTTTGCAGTGCCTTGAGTACTAGTTTAAAACGTTCTTCAAAGTCGCCACGATACTTACTGCCTGCAAGCATACTGCTAATATCTAAATTGTACACAGTGTATTCTTTAAGGAATGGCGGAACATTGCCTTGAATAATGTTATAGGCAAGACCTTCTGCAATGGCAGTTTTACCAACACCTGGATCGCCAACAAGCAATACGTTGTTCTTAGTTCTACGTCCAAGTCCTAGTGCAATTTGTTCCAGTTCTTCTGCACGACCAATAACAGGATCGATTTTATTCTTCTTAACGCTGTCGTTGAGGTTGGTTGTAAATGCACGAAGTGCTCTTTCACTTTGCCCATCGGATGCGTGTTCTTCTTCGTCTTGTTCGATTTCGTTGCTGACAAAGTCAGTGAATTTGTCTTTTTCCACGCCACCGTTTGACATATAGTACACAGCAAAACTACGCTTTTCACTAAGCATACTTAGGAAAACATCCACAAGTTCAATGCTTTGACGTCCGCTGAACAACACCTGTGTAAATGCTCGATTCAATACACGTTCAACAGTTTGAGTTTTTTTTGGTTTAAATTTTCCAGGAGTTAGTATTTTAATGTCGTCGCATTTATTTTTAAGGTGATGCTCTAAATTAGTTTTAATGTAGTCGGCATCGGATCCATAATTACTGATCATTTCATAAAACTTTTCTTCGCACATCATAGCAAAGGCAAGATGTTCTAACGTCATGTATTCATGACCTAGTTTTTTGCAATCGTTAATAGCCTTTTCAAAGACCGCTTGCAGTTGTTCACTTGGTTCTACCATTTAATAATTTCCTTTGTCGTTTACGTGCTAAATCTAATTTGAGTTTGCTAACTCTGGTTATAAAACATATACCATCCAAATGGTCTGCCCGATAGTGTTATTGTACAGGAATTATTATTTCTGTCAAGGTATTTCACTGTAATAGTGTCAAATCTTTCCACTTTAATAAACAATCCTGGAAAACTCAAACAACCTTCTTCATCGGAGCAAGAGCCGTTGCTGTCTATAATTTCTGGATTAAACATGCCAATCGGTTCTGACCCTTTCGGTTGCACTATGATAACCCTACGATCAAATCCTACTTGATTGGCAGCAATGCCCATACCGTAGTTATCCTTCATGATTTTAATCATCTCTGCTTCTAGAGCCACAGGATCAGTGTCGCTGGCGAAATCAAATTTTTCTAATTGCTGTGTTAATAGGGGATCGTTTTCTTTTAACAATTTAAGCATTATACTTTCCTCTCAAATTTTCTAAAATAAATTTGTCACCCTCTTCTGTGATAACAGGAGTTGTAATGTTGATCTTGACATACATATTTCCACGTATGCCTCTTTGGTCAGTGGGCAATCCGTGTCCTCGGCAAATAATCATTTGTCCTGCTTGGATACCAGATGGTACAGTTATTTCTAATTTACTGTCGCTGACTGTGTCTTGTAATATAGTAGTTCCTAGCATAGCATCAAATGCTGTGATAGTATGTTCTGTATAAAGATTTTCTCCCTGTCTTTTAAATAGCCTATCGGGAATTTCTATGACTTGAGCAATCAAATCACCTTTGGGAATATTTGGAATACTGTCATCACCTAGACCTTGATACTTGATCTGATCTCCTTGAGACACTCCAGGTGGTATTTTAATTTGCAGAGTCTGCTCACGACCGCTGGGCAATCTAATAGCCCCTAACACATCTTTTCCAACTAACACTTCCTTGAGAGTCATTTTTACTTGAATGGTAATGCTTTGATTACGACGTTGCTGTTGCGGACGTCGACCCATTCCAAATCCAAATTGGCTAAAAAGATCGTTGAAGTCTCCCATGTCGCCACTGTTGAATCTAAATTGTGTCTGAGGAGGATTATCGTACTCTGCTCGTCGTTGGGGGTCGCTCAGAGTTTCATAGGCTGTCTGAATAGTTTGAAACGTTGCTGTATCACCTCCCTTGTCAGGATGATGTTTACTGGCCAATTTTCTGTAGGCTTTTTTGATATCGTCTTGACTGGCAGTCTTGGATACGCCTAATGTATTATAATGTTCACTCATAGATGGAAAAAGGTATAGCAGTTATTATACTATACCTTTTCTAGAATGTCAAGAATTTATTTCTTAGGTGCTTTTTCTGGAACTTTGGTGCCTTCATGCTTTTCGTGAATTTTTACGTCACGGCACTTTTCAACTTCTTTTCCAGTCTTGGCATCTGTAGTTTTGATACAGGTCTTTTTAGTTTTTGGTGCTTCTGCTTTGTTATCATTTGCAGGTGTTGCTGGCGCAGGTTGTGTTGCAGCCGGAGTTGCCTTCTTTGGCTCTTCTTTA